GACTACTGTTAAATCACCGTTTGCTTCTAGCTTCATCTTGTTTGTGCCGCCTGTCGCAAAATAAAGAACACCAGAACTTTCTGTAATAGTCCAATCACCCAAGTCTACAGTTGTTATGTTGGCCGTTGTTATATTGGCTGTTGTAATGGTTGCCGTAGGGATTGTTGCAGTCCCTGTAAATGTCGGACTAGCCAAAGGCGCTTTTGCATCTAACTGCGTCTGTATATTACTTGTGACGCCATCAACGCGGTTTAGTTCTATTGTTGTAGGCGTCAAGCCATTCAGCTTGTTTAGCTCTGTGGCAGACGCTGTTACAGCAACACCATCAACTTTCCATCCCGCTCCTGATGTAACTACATTTGGCGTAGTTTCTGCACCACCATTGTGCGCACTAACTATGTCATCCAGCGCGGTATTTAACTTTGTACCCCAACCGTCTGCGTCACCACCGACTGTTGGCTTTGTTACACTAAAAGTCATGTCTCATTCCTCTGTTACAAGAACAATACCACGCTACGCAGCATCCGTCCATATTTCTGCCGATACAGCCTGCTCTGTCCATGTTTCCGCGCCGACGACAGGCTCCAACCAGCCGCGAACAATGATATCCTTACCTGCATAAGTATATGAGCCAACAATCAACGCAACATTCATGGCTTTGGTTGTGATAACGTCACGCCCCGTTGTGGTGTAAGAGCCGCTTTCTGCGCTTATGCTTGTACCAACAGAGAACGCCGCATCTGCGCCTGTCAGTGCAAACGAACCTGACGCTAAATCAACATTCATCGCAATGACTGTGCCGATGTCCTTACCAGTTAAAGCAAACGATCCAGCGTCAAAACTTTCAGAAATATCAACGTCTATTTCTTGGCCAGTTACTGTGAACGTACCGCTGTCTGCGCCTATGTTGTATGCGGCAAACAATCCGACATCTTGGCCAGTGAGCGTGTACGATCCCGCAGTTACAATTTCGCTGATGTCTACATCGATTTCTTGGCCTGTGACGGTAAATGTACCCGCGTCTGCCAGTATACTGACATGCACAATGTAAGTCTGATCTTGTCCTGTGACAGTGTAAGACCCTGTCGTAGTCTTTAACGCATAGCCGCGTGTTGACCCTGCGTCCTGACCAGTAAGGGTAAACGTGCCAGCATCAACCGCCACGCTCATTACTTTTGTTAGATCAACCGCGCGACCATCAAGCGTGAATACGCCTGTTGGTGCTACGTCTGTAATTAGCTTGCCTGCACCCTGATAGCTTACCGCATAGCTGCCTGCGTCTACTTCAAACGTCAGACCCTGTAATGCGCTTGTTGCGCCTAACGGGGTTGCGGCTATGGGGGTAAAGCCAAGCATGTATTACATCCTATTCGGGTTTAGTGGGCCACGTTACGTTATCAGGAAACCCTGCTTGTGCTGGTACATCCCGCAATGCCTGACGGTAGTCTATCTCAGCTTGTGTCATCGTGCGGTCAGCCACTGCCCACCAGTCGGTTTCTGCTAGGAGTTTATCACGTGCGATGCGGTTTAGGTTTTCTTCAGCATTTGCGCTTTCATAACCTGATGATGTCAAATCGTTGCTTTGTATTGTTACGCCGTTTATATTAAACATTTTATCGCCCTCTTTAAGCCGCTACATATGCCGCACCAATCGTCGCTGTGACGTTGGGAGCTTGACCGTTCTGTGAAGAATATCCGTTCCCTTGAAGTTTAATTCTCCAACTCAAATAGTTAAGGTCATTGCTAGGCATTGATGCACCTACACTCTGCCAAGCAGAACTAGGGCTTTGCATTTGTTGTGTGTTCCAATCCCCCCCACCGTCTACAAACCCGCCTACAACTGGAACCGCAGATTGTTTACTGTTATTTAGACCGTCAGGACCAGTAATCTGAAGTATTGATGAAAAACTTGGGTTTCCAAACAAACTTGATTGTGGGAGACTAGAAGGCCCAGATTTATCAAATAAGTTTACAACATATATGGCATTTTGTTGGTTAGCTGGAGAACTGTAATTTACACTATAAAAAATAATGTAACCAAACATGCTTCCGTAAGTTTGATAAGGTAGTGTGTAATATGAACTTGAGCTATTTCCTAATCTTGCAGCACTATTTACAACATCTGGTGTTAAATACGCGTAATAACTGCTAGTTGTAGTGTTAAGCGTAAACCGTGTTACCAATAAAAAGAATTTGTAGTCATTAGGCATACCTGACAAAACAGTTGACGCATCCCTTGTCCCAGTATCGTATGACCCACTAGCAGTAAACGTAACGCTGTCTGTATTGCTTAAATTTATCCAGTCTACACTACCACCCGCAGCCGCGCCAATCGTTGCTGTTGTTGTAGCGTCTAAACTTGCAATATTTTGCAGTTGCAAGGTGTTGCTTATGACGGGTGAGCCGCTTACCTGTATAGCCATCTTCGTGTCCTTTCACTATTAGCCATTAAGTTGTTCTTTGAGAGCGTCGATCTGCTTTTGTTGTTCTTTGATTGCTTCCACCAAGTGTCCAATCATGCCGACATAATTAATCGACTTAATGCCTGTTTCTTCATCCGTCTGCACAACGTCAGGCAAAATAGGTTCTACCTGTTGAGCAATGAAACCATGACCGCGTGTGCCTGTGTCTTTCCAATCAAACGAAACACCCTCAAGCTGCGTTACATCTGACAATGCATTGGTGATAGGTGCTACATTTTTCTTTAGACGCTCATCAGATGTACTGTTTAGGTCACCAGTGACAAGAACATGAGGTGATCCGCTACTAACTTCCAGACGCTCCACAGAACCGACAACGACACGCCAACTGTCTTCCGCGTGAAACTCTGTCCAAGTATTAGTATCACCTTCATGGTATATTTTATTTGCACCATAAATATCATTGTTATTCATATCAATGTAATGAGCATTCATCTGTAGATTAGAATTACAAGTGATATTAGTATTGTTGACCTCTAAGCGTTCAGACCCGCCTGTCACCACACGCCATTGATCTGCCGCATGAAACTGTGTGTATGTGTTTGTGTCGCCAACTGAGTAAATAGCATTGTCAACATAAAGGTCTGTAAAGGATGGACTGCTAGCTACGTTAAACGTAATAGTCTCATTAAAACTTTGGTCTGTTGTAAATGCACCACCGCCAGACAAGTTTGAGCCTGCGCTTAACGTAATTGTGGCGTTGTTAGGAATGGTGTCTGTGTTTGTAACAGTCTCAGTAGCAGATGTAATACCTGTGATGTGACCATATGTGTCTAGCGTAATGTCTTGAATGTAGGTACGACCAGAGTTGTTCACAGATGATTGTGAGGACGTGTCTGCGTGGCTAATAGTTACTGTACCTGATGTACCGCCGCCAGTAAGACCAGACCCAGCAGTAACACCTGTGATGTCTCCGACATTTGTAGTGTAGCCATTTGGGTTAGATGCGGGGTAATAATAAGAGCCATGTTGTCCATCTAGCTTATCAGCATCCAGACCAGAGGCTGAACCATCATTTCCTTCATGCCATACTTTGTATTGTGTACTGCCGTTATCAGTAGAGTAACGAAGCCCATTTTGCCCAACACCTAAAATATGAATGTTGTTAGTATTGTCTGGGTCTTGACCTACAACCCGTATTTCTTTGCCTGTGTTAGAAATACCAATACGCCCTCTGAATGCATCAGAAGCGTTTTGCAATTCCATAGAGGGATCATTAGAACCACGCAATATAAGTTTGTCATTAAAGGCGTTATCAATGTAGAAACGACCCGTAATCGTGTCACCAGTGTTTTTAACAAAAGCATCGTCCACATTGAATGTAGTGCCAGACAATGAAAGATTTGTTCCAGCACTGTATGTTGTGTTTGTATCTGTGGGCGTTGCCCAAGTGAATGTGCCATCACCGTCAGAGCGTAAAAACTGTGATGTAGAACCATTGCCTGATACGTTTAGCTCAGACGCGCCAACCGCATTTGCTGCGATTTCTGCCGCACCCACACTATTAGATGCCAAAGAAGTTGAAATCGACGTTGTGCCTGATCCTGTAACATCGCCCGACAGCGTAATTGTCTGGTTACCCGTTAAAAATGCGCTTGCGTGGCTACCGTCTAGCGTATCCGCGTCTAACCCTGAACCTGAACCGTCTACTGTCTTGATCGCTGTTAGTATTTCTGCCGCTGTTTGATCTTGCGTAGCGCCCGTTTCAATGCCATTCAGCTTTGTGTGATCCGCGTCAGTAAACACATTACTGTCTGACGCGCTCTCTACAAGCGACCTGATTTCTGCCGCTGTTTGATCCGCTGTCGCACCGCTTTCAATGCCGTTTAGCTTCGTATGGTCAGCATCAGTAAATACGTTACTGTCTGTCGCGCTTTCGACCAATGTGCGTATCTCTGCCGCTGTTTGATCCGCTGTAGCGTTTGCTTCGATATTATCTAGCTTTGCACCATCCGCTGCGACATCGCGCCCGTCTACCGTGCCAGTGACAGCAAGATTGCCTGTTACCGTGGCACCTGTCGCGCTAGGCTCAACCTTAGTAGACCCTTCGTGTTGCAAGCGATTAAGGTCATCAGCAACCGCCGTGATCGACACAGTTGCCGCCCCACCCAAGCTGATAGCTGCGTTTGAGTTACTGCTTTCTGTCGGGCTGCGTGTTAGTGATGTGCCAGTTGAGCTATAAGTACCCGTGCCAATCTCAAAATTGCCACCTTCCTCAATAACGTATTGAACGACATCACCATTCGAAACACCCGCATCCGCGAATGATTGGTAACCGACAGACGCACTACCAAGAGTGACCGTGCCGCTACCAGTAGTGGATGTCGTCATCTTGGCCCTGTTAAAAAGTTTAGCCATGATGACCCTCCATTATGCCATTGTTAGGATGCCGTTTGTCCCAATGTCGATTGTGAACGTATCACCATCGTTAAGGGTCAAGGATGTCCCATAGTCGTAATATCCAATCACTGGGTCTGCTGGTGATGTTGGCGTGTCGTTGTAGATCACAACATAGCGAAACGCTGCTACTGAGCCACCTGATGCAGTTAGCGTCAAGTCATCCGCAGATAGCTTGTATGTGCCGCCTGTCTGTGTGCTTGTGACCGTAGTCAGTGTGCGTGATGACAGGTTTGTGTAAGAAATTTCACTGATGTTTGCTAGAACACCGTTGCCATCTGCTGTTACATCTGTTCCCGCTGTTGGGTCAGTGTTTGACAACGCAACTGCCAGCGTGTCGCTGTCCAAGTCCATTGCATTCGCCATGTTTTTGACGAAATCGTTTACTTTTGTAAAACTAGCCATTAGTAACTCCTAATCTTTAAACGACGACCTGAACCGCCTGACTTGGCTCTTTCATTCTCTACGTTTATAGCATCAATTGAACTCTGAAACAATGCTGCCCATGTTTGCATACGTGCATCTTCACCTAAGAATGGTGCAGAGTGTATTAATGCACCATAAAGATATGCATCTGGGTGATACTGCAAGACCCAGTTTGATGCATTTGATCCTGACAATTTATCTATTGCTGAATAGTATACCATTTCCAAGGTATATTGTGTGTCAGGCGTAGGGAATAGCTCAATGGTGCCATCTGTAATTGCGTAATACCGTGGCTTACCTGTTGTGTCGCTAGTTGCTTGGCGACGATCCATAATCTCACCCTGACCAACTAACTCTACTGCGTGTGGTGGATCAGCTTGCAGAACAAAACGTACTGGCTCTAAGAAGTCACTAGGAAGCGCAGTATATTGAGTGTCTACCGTTGCGTTCGATCTACGCTCCATGCGCCAGTGACGCAATTGTCGATCCATCGTAGCCTCTGCCAGATCGATGAATGTCTGTATGCGTGTTGTTTGATCATCACGGTCTAGGAAGTCCGCAATAACCGTTTGTAGCTCTGAGTATGTGGTAATTGGCATTTACATCCCCTTACATATTTAGCAGTCCAAGGTTTCTGCGCTGAAGGGGTGTAAGACCTTTCAGTTCATCTACCGT